TTCCATTGCTGAGGAGTACCACTAAAATTCCCATTTGAATCTATTGGCACTTCAACATTAGAACCCCCTCTAATAGGATTAATAGGTGCTGGTGCATTGCTCTTTCTCACAGCAGGCTTTTGTGCTTCAACAGGCTTGTCAAATCTAGCCTCCAATTTCCCAATCTCTCTCAAGGCACTAATCAAAGACATGCCACTGATTTTTTCAGCTACCTCTGGGTTTTCTGCAAGGTGATAAAGAATCTTTGGTCCTACATCACTTTCCAGAATTGCATCCCTAACTTGGTCTGATACAACTACATCTGAAGATGCAACCATATCATCATAGTCTAATAACTCTGCCTTTGCTTGCTCTAGCTTAGATTGCCAAGATGTCATCATCTTTTCTCTCTCAGCTTGAACTTGCTTTTGCTTTTCAGCTACATCTCTATCTTTTAATGCCTTTTCAGTAGAGTACTTTGCTAATGCCTTTGCATACTCAAACGCATCAGTAAAGTCACTAGGCTGTGGTTCTTTATCAGGATTTTCTGCCACTTGTGGCTTGGATGCCTGCTCAAGTTCCTTTAGCCTGTTTTCTAAAGCCTCTCTCTGTTCCCTTTCCTTTTGAGCCTCAGCTCTGGCAAGTTCCCTTTCTTTGATGACTTTATCAAACCTTTTTTCAAGTTTGGGCTTTCTAGCACCTTCCTCTGCTGGTTTGGTTTCCTCTTTTGCCTCTGGTAAACTCTGTTCCTCTTTTGTCTCTGTCAGCTCAGGTTGCTCTACCTCTTTGGAGGGAGTCTCTGCAGGGTCAGGACTAGGGGAATCAGCTAAACCAAGTTTGTTAGCATAAAAATCACCTGAATTTTCTGAAGTAATTACATTACTTGCTTGTCTATCACTCATGAGTTTCCTCAAGTATTTTGCCTGGTGTGCCTCACCAGTAAGGTTTGTGGGCAATATAACCCAAAATCATAAGGCTGTCAATTATTGTTGCTGATTAGGCATAATAGATTGTTCAGCCAGTGTCATTGCTGTGTACTGTTCCTGATTTCTCATCTGGATTTCTCTCTCCAATCTGGCAGTATCCATGTGATGCAATAACATATCAGCAATTGCCTCAATTTCTACCCTGTTTTGGCTAGTTATAGCTCTGGTATTGGCATCATGAACCCTAGCCTGTAACACAGATTCTGTATTATGAGCCTTGGCTGTCTGCCTCATTAGCTCTCTCTTAGTTTCCTCAGTTTGCTTGACTTGCTCAATATCCTGTCTTTGTTGCATAGCCAGTTGCATAGCTTGCAATTGCTGTGTAAGTTGTTGGACTTGAGCCTGTCCTTGTTTAATCATGAGCTGTGCTTGAGGAGGAATGTCAGAGTGCTCATCAATCTGGCTAAGTGGGTTCATTGCCGCCAATCTATCAGCAATAGTTTCAGCCCCTGGGAAGTCCATATTCCTAAACACCAAGTCTCCAGCCACATTAAATAACTCAGGCTTGGCTAGTAAAGGCATCATGGCATCTACTGCCTCTTGTCTCTTGCTGTTGTAGCCTGGGCCGGTCTCCATCACCACATCATACTGCCCAACAGTTACATCATTAAGCACTCTGCCCACAGCACTTTGCTCATTTATGGTCAAAAGGTCTGGTTTTCCATCATCCCCAATAATTCTCATAACCCTTTCAGTGTCATAAATCTTGGGAATTAAGTCTAAAAGTATCTTTCCAACATGACAAATTGACTTGGTTAGATTGTCATAAAGGTCAAAATTGGTCAAATCCACTTGCATTTGCTGACCATTTAAAGCCTTGCCAGACATATTGCCTTGGAGTTGCTGTGATGGGTCATAGATACCAATTATGGTTGCCATGTCTTGATTAATCTCTTGGGCAGCAGTCAAGATGCCAGTAGGAGGAGGCTCTGGTTGCATCCTAATTGGAGGAGGAGCTGGGTTGCCATCAATATCTGTCTGCTTGTATCTCAAAGTAGCCATTGACTTGATGTTGGCACTTGCCCAATCCAACTCATGTCCCTCATCCTGTCCCTCTGCCATCACCCATTTTGCCTTTGGAGCTAATGCAACAGACTCAGTCATGGATGTTACCCAGAAGTTATACATTCTCTGAGCATCCTTGGCGTGTCTGACCATGCCAAATTTCTTTCTCTTATCTCCAATAACTACATGTCTACCATAGACTGGGACAATTGGGATGTAGTACCCCGGCCAGTCTTTCTCCTCTAACACCTCAATTGCTGTTAGCTTTTTCCATTTAATTGTCTTTTTTACACTAGGTCTTTCATCAACTACCTCTAGTCCAGCTTTGCCAATTCTTTCAAAAAAGTCCTTAGTATCAGCAAATCTAGCAGAGCCATCACTTAATAAATAGAGCTTGGCTTTCTCTCTAACTGTGTAAAAGTATTCAGCAACTCTAATATCTTCCCTAGTAATCCACTCACTTTGGGTATCTCCAGTGCCTCTGGATGTAAATGAAGTGTCTTGTGCATCTGGATACATTTCCTTGAACACAGACTTTGGCATCATGGATGTAATCAGGCATCTTTCCTGGTCTGAACCATCCACTGCAATTGAATTTGGGTCTAAATAGACTGTAAATGGGTTATCAATAGGGTCAATAAATAGCTCTTGGTCAAAAGAATCTTCTCTTACATATCTGTGGTCAACTCTTAAATATCCCCATCCCATTCTGACTGCATAGTTATAGGCATTATCATAAGCATTATCAGCATTGGAGTTGACTTCTATGTGCCTGACCATACCTTGGATGACTTTGGAATCCGCTGCATCTTCCACAGTATTTGTAGCATGAACCCTAATTCTAGGTCTTTGCTGTCTTTGTTGGTTAGTGACTTGCCTGCAATAGCCATCTAGCTTGTTAATGGTTAGGACTGGTCTTGACTCTAGGTTTCTTGAATTCTGCAGGTCAACCGGCCACTGATCGCCCCCACTTGCAAACTTCAGGTCTTCCAAAGCCTCTTGCCTGTTCATGGTGTCTGCATCATTAGCAAACTTCAGGAACTGTTTAGCTTCCTCAATTATTGGATCGTAATCGTCTGTGTTTGAGTCGTATGCCATGTTTGCCTTTATTGAATGGGTTGTCCATTAATATCTTGATTATTAAAATATCCTTGACGATTTAAGTAAAGCAAATCGCTAATTGGAGTATCTATACCATAACCTTTAGGTTGTGGCGTATATTCATTTGGAAAATATTGAAGTCTTTGTTCTGGAGTTAAATCTTTTCTTGCTTGTACTTGCCGGGCTTCTACTTCACCACCCAATCGACTATACATTTGTTTTGGCGTGTAAGGCGTAGTATTTTTGTCTAACCCATAAAGTTTTACAAGTTGTTCTGCTTGAGTTCTAGAATCTGTGCCTTTACTATATTTAGGCCAACTGGCTTCGCTTCTTATATCTTCATGTGGTAACCAATTGCCTATTTTGTTTGCGTAATACTCATCAATCAATTTTTGTTGGGCATTTAAGTACCAATCAGAATTTTTGGATGGATTTAAACCCATTCTTTCTGCTGTATTTTCAACTTCTTTACGCCAAGCCAAAGCATTTTTAGCCTTAATTGCAGGGTCTTGATTTTGAAAATCAGATGCAGAACCACCTACAGCCCAACCTTCAGCTTCTTGAATAGGATGTTGTAATTCATGCAACATTACATCTCTAGCTTGTTCGCTTGATAAATCTCCTCGCATTTCCAACCAACCTTTTCCTTCTTCAGGAATAGCCATGCGACCATCAATTTTGCTATCTTTTGGCAAAAATCTGACTTCAATATCTTTAAGTTCTGGATAATGTTTATAAAGTTCAGAATGATGAAACACATCTCCAACAGTAATTGGTTCTGCTGTTTTATCTTTTCCAAGTGCCGTCATGCGATTCATGACAGTATTTTCAAAAGTGCCAGTTCCTTTAACAAAAGCAGACCTGTCATCAAGTTCTTGCCTCCATTGTTTATCAACAGCACCTCTATGAACTCCTAATTCTTTATGAATTTGCTGAGGAGTTAAACCTTTTTTCTCAAGCATAGTAGCTTTAAATGCAATATCTTTAGCTGCTGGAATCATTATTCCGCCTGGTGAATATCCTTCAGCCATTTGTTGCGCTAAAGCCATTGTTTTAGGACCAGTTAAAGGCTCTCTAACAGAATCAGCCAGTGCTTGATTATATTGCCCAGCCTGAGTATTTAAATCATTTACAGTGCTTTTAAATGTTTCAATAGGATTAGTAACAAAACTAGAAATTCTATTTCCAGCCCTTGTAGCAGTATCATATAAAAGATCAACAAGATTTGGCACATTTACCTCAAATAAGTTATAAAGCCATCCATGATTGTGGTGGTGCATAGTTTACTTGCTTTGGTCTTCTTGGTCTAGTCTCTTGAACACCTAAAGCAACCATGCGAAAAGCATCGGCTCCATGTGAATATTGGTCATGGAGTGGGTTTTTACTAAAAGCCTTTGTCTCTGGGTCAACTTCATACTTGTAATGCCTGAGACATTGCAAACCATCATAGCAATTGTCCCTGTCAAAAAAGCAATTCCTGAACATGGTTCTGGAGGCATTAATAGAGTCCACAATGCTAGTTCTTGGGATTATTTTGGTCTTGAACCCTGAATTTCTGACAATTTCTTCAATGGTTCTGCCCTGAGCGGCCAATGTTTTATTTTGGGCATCATGTGGTAACCACAATGTGTCATAAACATAGCCAAATGTCTGCATCAATGCCAGATAATGGCTCATAGTCTGCTGACTATCTTCTATGTACCTAATAAATCTAATTTCTTGGGCTATGAACTGGACAAACCAGATGGATGTGGAATCTGCCCAGCCAAGATCAAACACAGCATGCACTGGCTTGGTAGGGTCATATCTAACCTTGGTGATTCTTTCCTCCAACTCAGCCATTTGCATTTCCCTTGCAAACACAGCTCCATCCACAGTCTGCCTACACAATCCTTCCCAAACTGTGTTGTAAGCCTCCATGTCTCTAGCTTTAAGAGTTCTTCTCTCATGGTCCAAGACTTCTGGAAACCACGGGTTATCTGACCAGTTCACCTTTTGGGTTATGCAATTATCAGGCTTATGCAGAATAAATCTTTGGTATGTGGCATCAGATTCTAGCTCTGGGTTCATTGTTATCCAGATTTCTGAGTCTTTGGCTCTGATAGTAGGTATAAGAATATCCCAACTTCTAGCTGAAACCGCCTGAGCTTCCTCTACCCAAACAATGGTACAACCCTCATAGCTCTTGATATTGTGTGGATTATTTTTCAGTCCCACAAAAGCAAACTCAGTTCCATTTGCTCCCCTGATAGAGTTTTGGGTAATTTCATAGAAACCAATTAACCCTAACTCAACAATCTGGTCACTTAATAGCTTATGAACTGATTGAGATATGGAGTTCTGGAATTCCCTAGCACACAGAATCCTGTGGACTTGCTTTGCACCCAAGATGAGCAATGCTCTAGCAACAGACCATGACTTTGCTGACCCTCTGCCCCCAAAGATGCATTTATATCTTGATGGCTTAAACAGGCACTGGAGCTTGACTGGAAACTCAGCCTTTTTAATAGCTTGATTAAGTTCACTCTGCTCCATCTGGCTTTACA